CATAGTGATAGTCATTTGGTGATGGTGTACCAAATACTTGCTTTAATTGATCTTCTGTTCTTATAGTAACAGGTTCATTTACAGGACCTTTTGCAAAAGGAGCGGCAATTCCTGCTGTCAAAGTGGAGGTATTTTGAATACCACCTCTTGTCAGATCTACCTCTCTTACATTGATGCCTGGAGATGCTAAGCGTAACGCCATTTTTACTCCTCTAGATGCTCATTTGCTCTAAATTTATTTATTATTTTTCAAGGTTCAGTGGGGGAAACAATGCATGAACACACTACCAGTCAGGATATTCCCACCTACAACTGTCCGTTTTTCTAGCATTGAGTATTCGTTTTTTTGTGCATTGCTTGCACTCATAAGAATATGCAGATCTAGTATATGCCTTTCTCTTCCTTATTAAATAAAATCCATCTATAAGATCCTTTACTTCTCCACAAACTCTACACTTTCTTTCTGTTAAGAACAGATGATTTAGTTCAAACTGATCCTCAATATCCATTAATTTGATACTCCAGAATAAGTCTATAAAAATTATCTCTCATGGCAATCAAATTTACTTGCTCTTGCGGGTCTCCACCAGACCACTTCTCTACTGCCTGAGAAAGACCAGTGTGTATACATCTTATCCCATGAATATTCAATTCAATTGACATATACTCTTCATCATTCATTATTGATACTCCCACATATATGATCTGTCTCCATACTCATCAGTATGCCAAACGTCACCATTAGAGTCAACTTCTCCAGTTAATGATTCTGTACCATCCAATATGAATCCAAATGGTGCCATGTCTTGTTCAATTTGATTCTTTTGTTCATCATATATTCTTTTGCGAACATCCTGATCAGTAAGTTCTTTAAAGTAATCCTGTGCTACTAACCATGCATAAATGACTAGACACATTGCAAGGTCATCGTTACAACCTTCCTCTGCCTCAAATGAATTGTGTTTTTGAATGAAGGTTGTTAGTTCACTGATGACTTCATAATCATTGAAGATTAGTTTATCTTCCTCAATCATAGTCTTTAGATTAAGACATCCAACCTTCTTAACAGTCTTAGACATCTTGAGACCTAATTGAGTTTTCTTTCCAGAGAACCCTTGTCCAACAATTTGACCTGCTCTTCCTCTCATAGAACACATCAAAAGGTTTTGATACTCTAGATCATACTGAATAATGGCTGCAACTTGATCTCCAACATCATTGACTTCACATAAAATATATGAATCATTATATGCCTTTGCTACATCTACAATGACACTAGGAAACAGCATAGGTTTAATTTCATTGTTCCTATACTTTCCAACTATCTTGTGTGGGAATGTAGTTATGTCAAATATCACAAATGCTGAGTAGTCTCCACCAACTCCCCTAGCAACGTCAACTGTAACTACATAATCTCTATTTTCTTGTGGTGCTTCATATACATCCAATCCCTTGCTTCTTTGAATAGGATCATCATAAACCAAAGTCTTTAGTTTGCTTGGATTAATAAGAGTATCAACAGACCCTAAGAATTCACATTCAAACTCAACCTTGAACTGCTGCTCAGAAGTGTTTGCAATAGTCTGTTCTTTCCATTTTGAGTCTCTTCCTGGGACTTCTGACCAATGAACATCAGTTGGAACATAAGCATTTTTATTTCTCTCTGCATCATGCCACATCCTATAGAAGTGGTTCATTCCATGTGGAGTGGAAACTATAATGACTTTTGTTTTTGTACCAGAAGAAATAGTAGGATAAACAGAGGCAAAGAATTGGTCTGCAATATGGTTTGGAATAAACGCGAACTCGTCAAGGAATATGATATTATAGGAGCCACCTCGGACAGCAGATGCAGATGTAGAAGCAGCCAATATCTTTGATCCATTTTCCAACTCCATTGATCCTTTGTTCCATGCAAGTATACCTTGCTGTAACCATTTTGGTAGGTTTTCATATGCAGTTTGTAACCTACCCAAAAGGTCTCTAGCAGTAGATGCCTTGTTTGCTAGGATGGCAATATTTACATTGTCATTAAAAATAGCATAATGTAAAAGATAAGACACAACAGTTGTAGATTTGCCTGTCTGTCTAGGCATCTTACAAATGTTAAATCTATTATTATGGAAATTCTTAATTAACTTTTCTTGAAAGTCATATGGTTTAAACAATTGCAGACCATGATCCAGGGTAACAATCTGGACATAGTTATTTGCAAAGTATACTGGATCTTCTCTACATTTGACAAATTCAATGATCTGCTCTTCAGTAAATTCAATAGAAGTATTTGCCTTCTTTAGAAGAGGATTGCCAAGATAAATGTTTTCACTCATTGTCTACAATTAATAAATCAAACATTGATGAGACAGTTGCATTGCTACCAGTATATGTTCTTACTTCAAGGTCTGTTTTTTCTGTGAAGTAAAGTGGAATGCTATAAGTAGTATGCATATTACTATTATATAGATTTAATTCACTAGCGAGTCTGAATACACCACCATCTGGTTTTTTCTGAAATAATCTAACAGTATTCTCTTGGTTTTTATTCATAGTTGCTGCAAATGATCTCAAGTATCCACTCTTACCTGCTGGAATAGTATAGAAGGTAACTTGAGATTGACCCATTCCTGCAGCAATCTGACAGGTAACTCCTACACTGTGGGTGAAGTTAATATTACCTACATTATTATTGTCGTTGTTACCAGTAAGAACAAATGCTCTATGAGTTCTCAAAAACTCTACTGTTCCAGCAACACCAACTGTTCCGTTTAAAGTAAAGTCTTCTTCTACTTCATTGTAGTTTGCATCAAGACCTTGAAGTCTAACTGTAAGTGCTCCTGTTCCTCCACTATCATCTTGTGTTGAAGATGAAGTTACTGTAATAATTCCTGCTGTAGATGGGAATGTATATGCACCACCATAAGACCACACAGTATCATAAGTTGCTGATGTAGTTACTACCGCACCAAACTTATGGACATTTGCTAGTTGTGTAGTAATACCAGCAGCGACATTCAAATCAAATTGTGTATCTCCACCACAAGCGCCGATATTGCCATACTTATCGGCACACATGTAAACTTCAAAAAGACTTCTCTCTTGATTCAGATAGTCTTGATTGTTTATATTCCAAATAGCCATAAATCAAATCCACTCTAATTTTGAAGGATGATACCTATTTACTTTTGTAATGTTTGAAGTACTTTCTAGAGCAGGGTAAATGTTATGAACAACTGCCCCAGGATAATCTTTTTGTAGTTGTTCTGCTAGATCTTGCTTGGATGGAATACCATGCTCAGACACCATTTCAATTCTATAAATGCTGCCTTGCCAAACAAAATCTGCAGAGAACTCTTCTCCAACCTGCTGTGGTTGTTGAGATCCAATATTCAAGGTGCCATTAAAATCACCCTGAATATTGATGCTTTCTGAAATAAACTCTTTATAACTTTTCATATCAGCAATTCCAAGCTCTAAGGGACTTATTGATTCTGCTATCTGGATCAGAAGCAGTTTTCTTTGATGTAAGTTTTTTCTTCATACCTTTCATTCTTGCACAGAATGATGCCCTTCTCTTATTGCCAACCTTCTTAGAGGGTGCTTTCAGATCAGACCCAGGATTCTCTCTCTCATAAGACTTACGTCCTTTTTCATTGAGACCACCAGAAGGATTTTTTCCTGCTTTTCTGGTCCATGCTGCTGCTTCAGTCATGAACTTAGAATAGGTAATACACCCCTCTTCAACTGAAGATTCAATGTCTAGTTTATCTGTGGTGTACTTATCCCACATTGCTGGACCCCAAGAACACTCTTCTCTGGTCTCATTCTTTTTACATAGTAGGCAATACTTTTGTTCCCCTGCATTCTCACCCATTAACTTAGGACCAGTTCTTTTTCTTTCTGCAGCTGCTTTTTCATTTGGATTGGTGGTATTTCTGGCAAGATTTCCAATCTTAGCAGCACGCTTTTCTTTATTATGTGCTTTAGGATCAATTGTTGGGGATAATTCTTCTTTCTTTGTAGAATTTCCCCAGTTCTTGGCACCTGCTTTTCTACACTTAACCAAAGCACCAGATGCATATGCACTAGGCCAAACCTTAAATCTAGCCTTTACTTTGTGATAACAGGCATCCTTCTTACCACTACCTTTACCTTTAATGTCTGATTCTAAAACAAAATTCTCTTTTTTCATTTTCTTCTTTGGTTTGTCTGTGGAAACATAAGTTGGTTTTGCAGCACCTGACTTACTTTGTTGATTTGGATCTTTTTCTCTTTTCCTTCTTACAGCAGATTTTATTTCACCTTTTGACATGCTTTTTAGTTTTGAACTAGAGAAGCACTTAGGGGTTTTCTTTCCATCTGATTTTTCATTAGCACATGGGGATCCATCAGACTGAACCCAACCAGGCTTCCCATCTTTTGATTTAGACTGACTAAACCATTTATGAAGACTACCCATTGACAAACACTACTCTTCTTTATTATTTAGAAGACCTTGTTTTACTAGTTTAGATAATTCTGCAGTGGATCCAACAAATAGTGCATTGTTAACAGTTGTTGGTCCATTTTTAGATGGTGCATCTAGATCTTTCATCTTCTTCTGAAGATCTAGCAACTTATCGCTTACATCCCCAACTGATTTTATAAGTTGTCCAGCAACTTCAAATGCTCTTGGATGTCCAGATTCTTGAGCAATTTCCAAAATTCCATCAATTGCTTCTTGACCTTTACTAATTAAGTTGTAAAGGTTTGCTCTTGTATATGAATAGTCTTTTTGTGGATCTTCAGGAACTTCTGGTTTTTTTATTGGTTTAGGTTCAACATCAACTATCTTTGAGTCAATGTCTAATGCTTTGTCAATAGGATCAAAATTTTCTTTTATACTCATACATCAGTGCCCTGAGATTCACTAAAGGTTTTAAAATCTACAAAATTTTCAGTTGTACCACTGAAACCAAAATCATCCCCAAATTCAATTAGGTCTGCATCTGTACTATCTATGACACCATCATTATTATAGTCTTGTTTTGCCACTGGGGTTACAGTATATCTAACCTCCCTCTTAGCAGTCTTAAGTGCTTCAGTTGCATAGTCAACTTGAACTTTCTTGATCAGACCATTACCATCATCGCCTTGAGGAACTTCATTAAACATGTATGTTTTTGCTGTAAAGTTTAGAGTATACGTAATCAATCTCCTCTTAGTATAATCTCCCTCATAGTCATCTCTAAAACCTACTCTATTTAAAACTATTGGAATATCTCTCTTTTCACTAACATCTGGCAATAAATTAACAGTGACATTAAAAGATGGTTGAAAATATGGAAGAATCTGTTCTACTATTTGCAAAACATCATCTTGTATTTTTGCCATAATATTGAGTTCAAATCCAATATTGTATGGAACTGGCATGTAAATTCTTTTTACTTCTGATCCAGCATCTGAAGATGCTGCTTTAAAAGTTTGAATTGTGGATGCTTTTCTTGTTGGATCATAGTCAATAGAAGTCATTTCAAATGACATTCTTGGTAGTGTAATAGCAACTTTTCTGTTGCCATCATTCATTTCATCAATTCTTGCTAAAAATCTTTGAACTGGACCATAAGCAAGTGGAACTTTTAAAACAGAAACTGGAGCATCATTTTCATCAAAATGCCTCACTTGAATATTATTAAACAGAGTTCCAAATGCAACCACTGTTTTGTTTATTGATTTATGATAAAAATAATTTCCCAGCATTTTAAAAGATCCTTAATACACTATTTAATAAATTAAACTGCCACAGTGGATAGAGTTCCATCATTTGCAACTATTAATCTATATTGTGTTCCATTGGGAGAAGTTAAAATTACACCAGAAGATGTATCAATTCCAACTCTTGCATCTCCACTAAATGTAGAAACACCAGTTACATCAAGACCACCATTGGCATCAATAATACCTGGAACAACGATTCCTTGAGCACTGCTACCTAAGGTAATAGGATTAACAGAAGTTATAGTTGCTGTTCCACCAAGTACTACGTTACCTATACCATTAGGTTCTAATACAATATCACCATTAACAGTTCCATTAGTAATTCTGAACCTAGAATCAATGGAACCACCAAATGTAGAAATACCAGTAACTTCTAAGTGATCAGTACTAGTAGTACCAGTTACATCAATACCAGCAGCGGTGGTTTCAAATTTCTTAGAGTTGTTGTAATAAAGATCATTAGAAGCATTTCTGGTAAATTGTGCTAATATCTCAGATCCACCAGAACCTCTTAATGTAATTAACTCATTTTGAATGTTTAGTGATCCAGTTCCTATACCATTAATAATATGGTTTCCAGAAGAAGATTCGTGGAACAATTCTAAATCATTACCATCACCTAAACGAACTTTGACATCATCAGCAAGATCTAATCCAGTAGATGGATTGAATTCTCCTTGTGGTCCTAATAGTCCTTGTGCACCTTGTGGTCCTAATAGTCCTTGTGCACCTTGTGGTCCAGTTCCTTGTGGACCCTGAACTCCCTGTGGACCTTGAACACCTTGAGGTCCTACTGATCCTTGAGGTCCTCCTGGAAGACCATCGTTCCCTTGGGGTCCTCTAAATCCTTGAGGTCCTTGTCTACCAACAATTCCTTGATCTCCTTGAGCTCCTACAATACCTGAA